TAACACTCCGATTCGTTATGTGATTGGGTTCAGGGCAGTCGGTCCAGGTTCTCAACCACAGGTAAGACCAGTTGCCTTTTTCGTTCAAAAGGATGAAGCTGAGACCTACATTCAAAACTGTAGAAACCCCGGTCTGTCCCTTTTCAAAATCACTGACTGATAAATAGAATTGCCGTAGGTCGTTGAGAGACGAAGCATAGACGCTTAGGACGGGAGTGCAATACTCCCCGCCTCCACCATAAACACATCGCCCTGACTGTGAAGAAGGGAACCGGTAACTCATAGTAGAAAAGTTGGAACAAGCGAATTGACGGTCCAACGGTGTGTTTTTGATGGGGGCGAAATAGGTTCGACTGAGTGTAGTAAGGTCGTAAGGAGACCAAAGGCGATAATAGGTGCAAACGATAACTTTGCCCCACTTGAGGAAATCGCTCTAGCAGCGTAACCTCATTGGGTATGGGCTCCACCTCGAAACAGAACGGGCCCACATTACACACAAACACAAACAGGAGAAAATCATGGACGCATACGAAATCAGACTTGAGCTATTGAAGCTCGCCCGAGACATTGAGACCGACAAAATCCAGGCCGACCGCGAACGCCTTCAGTATGACTGGAACAGCAAGCACGAAGCATGGCTTGTAAATCATGAAGGTCAGCCCAATCCACCGGCATATCCGTTTCTTCCTTCCGCCACATGGAAGAGTGTTATAGACACAGCCAACGAACTCAATAAGTTCATTTCAAAGAAGGACTAATCACATGACATACCCGAACGAAATCAAACCCAAGATCACCTGGCCTGGTGGCGTATGGTTCCGCGAGACAGACCCCGGATACAATTGGTGTAAGAGTTACGCGATATGAGCCCCGAGGATATCAATAAGTTTAGTATGGCGATTGAAGAGCGAGTGTATATGGATGACATACCTTACATTGACGCTGTTGTGCTATACTGTGAAGAAAACAACTTTGAAGTAGAAGTGGCCGCCAAACTAATCTCTGGTGTCCTCAAATCCAAAATCCAAATGGAGGCCGAAAGCCTCCATTTCTTACCTAAGTCCGAAACCTCCAAACTGCCGATATGAGATACAACTTCAACCCTCTATATGATGTGTTCAACGATACTGTGCCGGGACATGAAGCATGGCGAGAGAACATCTATAACTACTTTCACAATGAGACCTATGACCAGGACCTCCTTGATGATTACTATGATGCTCTGATCTGCGACATTCACAAACTTCCTGCCCTTCTAGCCAATGGTTACCTGATCGACAGTTACTCTGGGCTGTTCACTTTGAATGATCCAGAACTTGTCGGTAAGCATACCTTCAACATGGCCAACTTTGTGAGGCGCAATCATCCCAGGTTCGGTTCCAAGACACTCTTTACGGTGTGTGTTGATTATGGCATTCTGAATGTCCAAATCAGGCTGTGTGGATTGTCCCTATGTCATGCGACCATTCCGGCCAAGAACCGTGCTGGTCAGGCGCTGGTTACCATTGGTAATCATTGCGCTCCTTACAAGAACCGGGACTATCGCCAGTTTGATGTGGTTTTCGCCAGCAACATCTTCCAGGATAACCCCTCGGATATATGGAACACCCTGTGCCACTACCGAGGATTAGGAAAAGAGGTATACTTGACCACGGATACATTTTCTCGCTTGACTAATGTGATCGACTATGATAGATTAGAACTTGCTGAGAACCCCGCGGTCCTTTACGATAAGGACACATACGCGGACCTCAATCTAGGATACATGTATAAAATCTACCGCCTGAAGTGAAAGAGGATTTGTTATGAGAGCTGAGGAAGTGTTTACCCCTAGCCAGTTGAATGAGCTTGAAAGTGTTAAGATTGACCTGCTAAAGTTCCTTGGTAGGTCTCTGGTTATGGGACCTGTTCCATTCAAGAGATACGAGAACATCGTGTTTGCTGGTGGTGCCTTTACGTCTCATTTTCAAAAAGAGCCGATGAAGGACCTGGACATGTTCGTCCTTAACAACGACGAGGCCATTGTTAAGTCTCTTACCGGCGTAACAGGCCATTTCAAGCCAGGCCCGGACATTAACGAAAGCCCGATTGGTTATCAGAACAACCCTCGCATTCTTAGGGTTGTCACAAACACCAAGAGCGGCATTCAGCTTATCATCACTGACTACAAGACCCGCGAGGAGTTGATTGACCATTTCGACTTCATGCATTGTCGTGTGTCAATGGTGTATGAGAGAACCGCCGCCGGCACAAATCATTTCAAGAATGTCATGTATATCTCCAAGAATGTTTTCAAATACATCAAGGAGAAGACACTGGTTCCGAACCCCAAGGCCAGCCCTGCCCCGCAGCAGTGGCGATATGATAAGTTCATGAAGCGTGGGTGGAAGTTGTCCAACCCGGAAGATTATCCGATCTCATTTCAAGCGATGAATCGGCGCCCATACGGTCTTGGTCCTTGGACAGGTGGCGTTGCTGCGCCTCTCAATATGAAACATGTTCGTACGAATGGTCTGAAAATCACAAATGGTGGCAATCCTTGTAGCGAGGTTGTCCTTGACAATGAGACCTATGAAGCTAAGCCTTTTACTATGAAGGATGCCGAAGATTGGGCCCAGGCCGTCGAGCAACAATCCCAGCAGCGTCTCGCCAAGTATGATGAAGACGGCGACTTTGACGAACTGTTCAAGATACTTTCGGATGACTGGAAAGATATGAGATAATGGAACACCTGAGTGGATATGGAGCCTATCAGTTATACCTGGCCATTCGCACTCACTTCAACTCCGACTCGTATGACTTCTTCAAGTTTGGTGGCAAGACAAATGCCACCAAACACTCCTACATGAAGCGCAGAGACAAGCAGTTCTTTGAGGCGTTGGCTAAGCGTTATAACTTCCAAGAGTTGAAAGACCTGTATGTGTCTAACTTCATTGAGGGGAGACACTATCCGGTCAATCTGGTTGAGGAAGAAGCCCATAGCACCTTCTTTGAGTATTGCCGAAAGAGAGACGCACTTGGTTATGTCTTTGGTGACGAACTGGGTAAGGTCTTTGTCAAAGGCGTGAAGGAGAGCATATCGGTCAATCGTGGTGAGTATCCCCGCATTCTGTTGCTCTATATGCAGCATGAAATCGGATTGGAGACATTGGTTCTGTTCAATGAGTATCTACCTTTCATACCAATGTTTGACAAGGCGCTGGGTAAGCAAGACATTCTTTGGAGTGTCATTAGGCAGCAGATGCTGAAGTTCAAGCCTTTTATGAAGTATGACGCCGAGAAGATCAAGGGCATTTTGAAACGCAAAGTGAGTGAGGAACTCAATGACAAAGATTAAGTATGTGATGACATGTGGTGCCTGCCCAGAGCAGTATGATGCCTTCTATGAGGACATTTGCATTGGTTACCTGCGCCTAAGGCATGGTCGTTTCATCTGTGAGTATCTACCGACTGGTGCAACCGTCTATTCGGCATACACCGACGGTGATGGTATCTTTGAGGATTATGAGCGCGAGAAGTATCTGGAGTATGCGGCTCTTGCATTGATTGCTGCACATACACCAAAAGAAGCTTCTAAGGAACTGCATTACACCATTGAAGGTGAGAGTGTCAAGGAGTGGTGGGGGATTGACGAATGACAGGTGATGTAATCCTAGCCTATTGGATAGGTGCAGTAGTAGTTCTAGGCACATTCGGTGCCTGGTATATGTTCGTTGAGTATGTGGCCAAGAAGATGGAATGGGATATGTATATCACAGGCATTGCAATGGTCCTGCTCTATGAAGCCTTTTGGAAGTTGGTGCTAAGATGACGCCGTTTGAACATTTTGTGTTTGTGGGCTGGATACTGACCTGTGTCCTGTTCTACCTTTGGGAGAAGAAGGCCAAGAAGCGTATCAAGCGCCACTACAAGAAGAAGTATAGAAAGAAGCTGGCCAAGGCCAAATCCTGGAAGCGTAAAATGGGAGTTGATGGTGAGTAATAAGAAGCTCTATCTCTGTGACTTTGGTGTTCGATCAGAGCATGGCTATGATGCAAAGACACGACTGGTCTGGGCCGGTCCTGACGAGAGTATCAGTGAGAAGATTTTCGAGTACTTCGACTGTCAGTACACCACTGAAATTCAGATTGTAAACCTAAAATTTGACGAGGCAATAGAATGAGTAACGAAGACTGGCGTAAAGGATACCAAGAAGGTTTCAATGACGGATACGATAAGGCCAAGAAGGAATGGCAACATGCCATGGACTTCTGGAAGCTTCCTAATCCTTTGACTTTGAACCCAGTGATTGGCACAGGACCGACCAAGTGTAGCGTCTGTGGTATGGAGTATGTAGACTCCTTGGGTCGATTGAAGACCATGGGTTATGTCTGTAATAATCCGAAATGTCCTGGTAAGGTCATGTGTTCTACACAGGCCGCCGGTATGGCCAACAACACCGTATGGCCGCAAGGATCGGTGCTTTGCAACCAATCGACATTCATCGTTAAGGACCCAGGCGCAGAAACTTTCAATGAAACTTTCGCAATGTCCCTGGATGTGACCTAAATAGACTTGACAGAACGAGATTGTTCTGTTATAATACAAACATCATTCGGAGATTGATCCGGATGACATACACTGCACATACGCTGCTAATACAAAGGAAATACATATGACAAACTTTTCAAACCTCAAGAAATCATCCTCCCAGAACTTCGATAAACTCCTAAAGCAGGTCGAGAAGCTTTCAGCTCCGCCAACCTTTGAGAAGGAAGATACCGACAACTATTGGAAGCCAACCCCTGATAAGGCTGGTAACGCAGTTGCGGTCATTCGTTTCCTTCCTGGTGGTCCGGTTGATGGCGACGATGCTGTGCCATTCGTGCGTTTCTTCGACCACGGATTCCAGAGCAAGAAGACCGGCAAGTGGTACATCGAGAAGTCCCTAACCACCTTTGACGAGAAGGACCCGGTTACAGACTTCAATTCTGGTCTATGGGGTGATCGTACTGATCCTACCGAAACACCAGAGCGTCAGCAGGCACGTAACCAGAAGCGTCGTCTTCATTATGTGTCCAACATCTACGTTGTGACTGATCCGGCCAAACCAGAGAACGAAGGCAAGGTCTTCCTTTTCAAGTATGGCAAGAAAATCCATGACAAGATTTTGAAGATGATGCATCCGGACCTTGAGTCCGAGCCAAGGGTCAATCCTACCGACCTGTGGCTGGGTGCCAACTTCAAACTGAAGCAGACCCGTCAGACTGCCAACATTGGTGGTCGTCAGGTTTCCTTTCCGAACTATGATGAGTCTGTATTCCTACAGCCTGCACCACTGTTCAAGGATGACAAGGAAATCGAGAAGGTCTGGCAGGCACAGTACTCGCTTCTTGAGATTATCGACCGCAAGAACTTCAAGACCTATGACGAACTGAAGCGCAAGCTTGATGACGTTCTGGGCCTGACTGGGCGCTCGACTCCTGTCCGCGAGACTACGCAGACAGCAGCACGATCCGCTGAAATTCGACACAGCGAAGACGAGGAAGATGCACCATGGGCAACAACGGACCTGCCAAAGGTTCCTGTTGATGATGGTGAGACTGATCCTGATCTGGCAATGTTCGAAAGACTTGCAAACGAGTAATGAAAGAGAAAGAGGGGGCTTTCCAGTCCCCTCTTTTTTAGCTTAGGTTTTGGTCGCCGTATGTGTAATGGCCATGAATAGGCGATCCAACATCCGCAAAGTTGATCCTTGCTACTGCACGAAACATCGTTTCATTGTGTGCGATAAACTTTGATGCCTCGGCAACGACCTGGGCCAGTTCATTAGGCTTATACTGTGCGGTTGGTGCGTCGGGTGCACCTGTTGAAGGACCAGTCTTCAATCCTGGAACATCATTAGACTCGGCAGTCATATCAATCATCGGCTCTTGAGGAGGCAACGGACCCACGTTGGCCTCCTTATTTTTTGGCCTGACGGATGCTACACCATCCTTTACAGATAGGTTCTCATTCGACTTCATGGTGAATAGAGGATCGCCATTTCTCTTGGCCACAACCGTATTGTCACCATTCAGTTCGCCAATAGGCTTGGCTATAATGTCCTGTGCGCCGACATTGAAGTCACCGCCCTTGGATGCGGTCGGAACTGGCTTGGCTGCTTTGGTCTCTGGCTTGGCATCTTCTACCTTCTTGGATTCAGCCTTCTTGGCTTCTTCCTTTTTCTTTTCCTCGATTGGTGTCATGAACGACCTGGTGTTCATGGCAGACATGACTTGCTTGACCCTTGGATCATTTGGATTGTCCATTGTCAGTTTACCAGTGGCTGCGTCATAATGAACACCCGCGGCCTTCACCTCTGCATCATTGGCAAACCCATCTAGAATTTGCTGTTCTGATGCCATCCATGATAGAGGATGGTTCTTGAATTGTGGTGTGGCCTTGATGGCTGCAATCAATCCTGCCCTGTCAACCTGGTATTTGTTTGGTGTGGCAGTTACCTTGGGTGTGCTATCATTCAGCTTACCAGGATTCATCTTGATCTGTTCGGCATTAGGATCAGGTGTATTGACCGAAGGACCAACGCCTCTCTTTTGCTGTTCGACTGGTTGACCGTTAGAGGTTACCTTGGTTGCGTTGTCGCCGTTTGGATCGTTGTTATCAACCTTGAGTTCGATCTTCTGTGGCGGAACACCGCTAGACTGCAATGCGGCAACGTCTGGCTGAGCCGTTCCACCTCCAGTCTTATCCATCTGGTTGATGCTATTTTGGATTTGTTCTCTATAGTTCTCTGCACCTCTGGCAGTCAACGCGAACTGTAAGGCTTCTCTGGATCGTTCTGTGTGTCCATTGATGATACCCCAATAGTTACCTTGAATCTCTGGGTGTTTGCCGTTGTAGTTATAGTTGTTTACGTTCACCGTGGTTATGCTTGGTTTGCTACCAGCGGACTGGTTCAGGATTTGAAAGTTTCCATCCTTGTCTGGTGCAGACAGAGCAACGCCTGTGTGAAATCCTCCTGCATGTCGGCTTGGACCGGTGTTATACATTTGCGTTGCAACAACCACACCAGGCTGGATCGCGCTGTCATTTCTAGATACCTTCCATCCAGAGGCTCGATCAATTGCAGGATTGAATGCCTTACCAAGTGTGGCACACTCTTGTGCGTTGCCAGGTTCATAAAGGCTGCTGTTTTTAGGCACAACGAAACCGTCTGAAGTTGTGAACGTGTCGCCGGACTTCATGACTGCGCCTACACTGACACCCTGTCCTTCCAGGAATGTTGCGAGCTTCTGCTGGCGCATCTGATTTGTTTCTCTCGCGTAAGCTTCTTTTGCCTTCTCTATCTGCGCTTGAGAGTATTGGCCGTTGTCGCCCTGTGGCTTTTCTGACGATCCACCGAAAGCTTTCTGAGCATAGCTGACACTTGGTCCATAATGTTCAATTCTTGGTCTCAAAAAACCAGATCGGGTTGCTTCTGATCCTGTAAAAGTTCTGGCAGCATCTTCTACTGTTGAAGTTTGCTTAAGTTGTTGTAGCGCTCTATTCTCTGTTGTCTTGAGTTCATGAACCAGAAACTGATAGTTTGCTTCGTCAGAGTAAATTGATAATCCACGGGCGGCCGCGAAACTTTCAAACTGATCCCTTCTCGGACCAGTCCATTGGGCCCATCCAAATCCTCCGCGACTATTAGCCACAACCGGACGTTCTTCGTTTACGGCGCGAAGACCACTTGTTTCTGCGCCAAGACTTCCTATAATACCTGATGCTTGCGCTTTCGTAATACCCAAGTCACTTTGAAGTCTATTAACAAATGGAGCAGCCCTTGTGCCAAATGAACCGCCGCCGCTTCCACCTTCCTTCAACCTAGACGTTGCCTGTTCATCTGTAAGTTCAGGACGACTGTAATGGAACATCATCTTACCATCGGCACCGGCAACCTTAGAGATACCAAGGGACCTCAACTGATCGTCTGTCAGCTTACCAAAGGTGTGTTGCATGATACCAGAGTCCACAGGATTATCACCTGCCACCAGGATATCAAATGCATGTTGCTGCTCGGGCGTCAACTGTGGTGGTGGCTTAACATATCCACCGCCCACATGTGCAGACCTTTCGCGCCTCATGTTCTCTCTATACTGTTTCACATAGCCCCGACTGTCAAAGTTCGAGCCGGCGGCACTCCCACTTGCCGTCTGTGCAAGCTGTGCCTCTCTCGCCTGCTGTTGTGCAGCCGTCAGTTTAGAGGGCAATGCCTTCATAAACCCGTCAATGTCAGGTTTAGCCTCTCGCCAATAACGAGGAAACAACTCTGCGAACTGGGTTGGTGTCAATGCGGAGAACATGGTATAAGTCAACGGACTCGATGAAATCGCTTTCATCGCCTTCAGTCGATTAGCCATTGTCATCTTTCGAATGGCCTGGAAGTTTAGTTCTCTTAGCTTAATCATCTTCTTTGACGCCTATTGATTGATTGCATTGTAGCTTTATGTTGCGCTTCTAGTTCCTTGCGCCTTACTTCTTCTTCCTTGATCCATGATGATAGGAGTTCCATATACACATAGCGTTCCCATGGCATCATGGCCTCGATGATATCCAGGCTCCATTGATGGTGCTTCCATAGGGCGAAGTTGGTGTTGAAGTAACTGGCCAACTTCTCATGCCCCATTATCAGGTAAAAAAATCTTCGAAATCTGAATACCTCACATGATGTTCAAACCCGCACTTGGGACACTTCGCATCGATAACAGCCAGGAATGTCGGAAAGTCCTTGGTCCATGCCTCTAGCTTTTTGAAGTTGGACTCGGACAACTGTTCGATAAAGGCTTTCAGGTCTGCAATCGAATGGTCCTTGGCAGGATACACATTGTCCTTATCGTAAATCTTATCGATGCAATGGATAATCATCATGATTGTTTTATCGATTGGCTGCTTCTCCTCCTCGATGCTCTTGATGGCCGAGTATGGAGGATACTTCATAATCACGCCCTTGCCCTTGTCTAGCTTTATATCGAAGTCTAGGTCAGGGTTCTTGACAACCTCAACATCGTTCATATCGACAAAGGCCGGTATGGTGGCACCACACTCATTCACCTCGTCTGGCTTGTTTCTACAGTTGAGTTGTATCTCCTGCTTCTCACCGATGCTCTTGGCTCTTAGGTAGATGAAGGCATAATCGATATCAAAGAAGGGAACATTCTCCACATCAAACTTACCACTGATGATGCAGTTGTTAATCACCTGCTTGACTGTATTGGTTACGTCCTTGATGTTGCCACTCTCGGCGGCCATCAGTAATAGCTTTTCCTCTTTCACTGTGAATGGTCGGACCTTGATGGTCTCGCCCGATGATGGTATCTTCATTTCGTAGATTGGCATATCTATAGTTGGCAATGTCATTCAAATAGTCTCCATTGTGTTATAGTCCTGATGGTGTGATCGATATCTGTCCCTGTGTGCCTGTTGCATCCTTACCTGGCCTATACCAGTTCTTATAAGAGAACCTGACACTCAGTCTTAGAATGTCCGAGCTGTCTGCCCAGGTGATAGGCTGTGGATTAACCAAGATAGGCCAGCATTGCAGCAGAGTCCATTGATAGACAGGCTTTGGCGCCGCATCATTAGCGACCTTCGCATAATCCGCAAACTGAAACACCTGTATCTCACACATGTAGTCCTTGGCATACTTGAAGTTGAATGTCGATGAAGGATTGACTAACTCCATCCAGTTGTCAAAGAACTCTCGCTCATAGCTTTCGGTTCGACAAATGAATGTGAAGTCTGTTTGCTTGGTATAGGCTGGCGCGTATGGTCGCTCGAATGATGGACCATAATAGGTGATTGGAATAGGATCGAAACCACGACCAGGAAACTCGGCTGCTTCACATAGATACGTTAGGTCTTGAACTAAACCGAGGTTACCTAATAGCATCGCGGTTGGTGGTAATAGTCTGACGGCAAACCTACACTGTTTGGCGGGCCCGCCCATCTTATCAACGGCCGCGCGAAAGTGGGCCATTGTAACAGATGCAGGCGCATTCTGTGGTGTAAAGCTAGCCATTAGAATCCTCCATTCAGGATCATATCGCGATGGACGATTTCCATTTCAGAGAAGCTAAGGGTCAACATGCATGACACGGGATGGCCATTCTCGAATGTGGCCCAGTCACCCGCAGGCGCGTAGTTGGCGGTAACGTCTGTCAGGACGCAGGCACGGATTTTAGGAATGTTTGTATTCTCCTGCTTTTGATTGAAGAACTTAATCTGAAATAGGCATGGCGTCTTGAATGTCAGACCGGCTTTACCTTCTAGTTTTGGTGCAGCATATCCACGCAGCTTGGTGATAATGTTTTTCATTGACTGTGACTCCTTCTCTGATGAAGGTGCCATCATGAATGCGAATGTGAAGTTTCTTAGATTGGTGTTATTGAAGATGACCTCAAGCCTAGGATTGATTGGATGGCCCAATGCATTTGGTAGTATAGAGCCAATGCTACCCTCGTTTCCGCCGCCACCAGAAGCTCCGGCCAGGCCGCCACCTAATACAAGGTTGGTCAGTTTGATTTCAGAGTATCGATGCTCATGCTTATACTCCATACCGCCTGCGTTACCTGAACCAGTGGGAATGAACATGGCAACTCCATAGACAGGAGAGAATGTTCCGAATCCAAAACCACCGCCGGCCGTTGAACCTGTACCTCCATTGAATAAGCTTGATCCTTCATAGGCCGTTATACTCATCCAGTGTCCATACCAGGATGATCCCAGGTCCTCGGGAAATGCGTCTGATCCTTGCCAGGTTGGTGCCTGACCCATCATCAATCCCGCGCCCTGGTTTAGAAGTCCACCGATCTGCCAGGGAATGCTTGCCACACTACCCAAGGCTCCTGCCACGGATGACACAGGATGTTGAATGAAGTCTCCAATAGAACCAAGAGTGTTTTGAATTGTATCGCCAGGTACATTAGACTCGGGCATTTTTATCTCCTAAATGACTACGTAGTATTTAGCGGAGACTATTTATGGCAAAAGGCGATTATGAGCAGGGTCCTTTCGCACCCACCAACCCAGAGAAATACAAAGGCAACATCAAGAACATTGTGTATCGTTCTGGATGGGAAAAGAGAGTTATGAAGTGGCTTGACACCAATCCCTCGGTGCTGCGTTGGTCCTCCGAGGAAATCATCATTCCCTATAGGTCACCAGTTGATAACCGACTACACCGATACTTCGTGGACTTCTATGTGGAAACAAGGGCCAAGGATGGATCAGTCAAGGTCTATATCATTGAGGTGAAACCGCAGAAGCAGACACAGTTGCCAAAGAAACCAAAGAGGCAGACCAAGCGTTATATTACCGAGGTTATGACCTATGGCGTCAATCAAGCCAAGTGGGATGCAGCCAGGGACTATGCCCGTCATAAGGGGTGGGAGTTCAAGATACTCACTGAAAAGGGCTATCAGGATCACATCTAAATAGGAATATGGAAAAGTATACCGACAAAGAACTGAGAGAATGGCTGGTAAAGAAGGCCCAGGAAACCGCCAGGTCCACCAAGCCTACAGTGGTGCGGGACGTTACCGGTAATGTCACACGAAAGACCGTTATCAACTTCACCAACCGTAGTCGGGATAACACCATCATTGGTAAGATGTACTTTTTCAGGTACGATCCCAAGTTCAAGCATATGCTACCAAAGTATGACAAGTTTCCAATGGCCATACCGATTGAAATGTATGCCAATGGTTTTTTAGGATTGAACCTACACTATCTCAGTGTCGGACAGAGAGACATTATGACCACTCTGCTTCTCGATTACAAGAACAATAAATATATGGATGAAAGAACGCGAATGAAGATCAACTATGATATCATCACTGCATCGCGTAAGCTAAATGGTATCAGCCGTCCCTGCATTCATCGTTACCTATACAACCATTGCATGTCCAAGTTCATCGAGATTTACCCCGAGGAATGGGACATGGCCATACAACTACCAACAGAAGACTGGGTTTTCAAACCATGACTTATACTCCGTTTCTAGGCAAGTTTCCGAAGATCAAGTACAAAATGGATAACACCATCTATGGCGACTCGGAAACGCTGACAAACCTTTTCTTTAGGGTCGACCTGGTCAAAAAGACCATTGACAATGCATCAGCCTACTACACATACATTCTGAATGAGGGTGACACACCAGAAATCCTGGCTGATAAGATTTATGGTGACCCCGGTGCTTTCTGGATGATCCTCTATGCCAATGACATTTTTGATCCACAGTTCGATTGGCCTCTGAGTGAGGAAGGATTGATCCACTATGTTGCCGAGAAGTATCGTCCAGTAACTCAGACCGCCTCGGTTAAGCAGGTGAAGATCAAGAATGCAGGCACCGGATACAAGGATGGAGATGCCGTTGTCTATGACGGACATGGCAGTGGTGCTTCAGTGTCAATCAAGGTGGACGAGTATGATGGCAGCATTTTGTATGCCAATGTAGAGTATAGCGGCTCTGGTTATTTCATGGGCGACATGGTGTCTTGTGATGTAACCTCTCTAAGAGACTATGACGGCGTTGATGCTGAACTTGAGGTTGTTCTAAAGGACCCTGATGATGCGGACGTTCTATATTATGCGAAAGAAACTATTCATCATTATGAAAAGGTGGTTACCAGGGTCGATAGCCGCAATATAGATAGTCCGGACCAGAACCGTTACATCGTCTCCAAGGATCAGTTGTCAAATGGCGTTATCTACCTGGCGAATGTTTCTGGTGAGTTCTCTAATGCAGACTTCGCATTCGTCAAGGACAATGTTGAACCAGGTGGCGACACAAGCAATGCCACATTCTCTGGGTATGTATTGGAATGGAATCCAACAGACACAAATCCTGAGTTCGGTACATCTAATGGATGGATCACATTGGTCGTCACAAAAGGCGACTTCGTTGAGTATGTGGATTTGAAAGGCAATACGACCGGCGCCATTGGCACCATTATGCATACATCATTCAATGATCCTAACTATGTCCTACCAAATGACAGCGTTGCGCCATTCGAGTATTACAACAACCTACCCGAGACGCAGGCATATGAGTCCTTCAATATCGAGGACTATACTGTCACCGAGATTTACAAGCGCTTTGCTATTTCCATTTGGGACCATGAGAATGAGTTGAATGAGAAGAAGCGCATCATCAAGATCATCAAACCGATGTATCATGCAAAAATCCTAAACGAACTTGAGAAAATCCTGTCTGCATATAAGGCTGATGGTTCTGTTCCTGTATACTCCTATAAGAGGCGATTGTTCTAATGGCGGCTGATTATAAAAATGAAGGCACCAGTGGTGGTGGACGCGGTTACGTATCTATACTGGATTTCAAGATTGGTGATAGTGATGATCCCGAGCTTATTCAGTTCACACCAAAAGAAATCCTACTGGGTGAGAGCCTACTGACACCTGGACTCCAGACGGTTGTGACTGCGCATTCTGCCATCTATATTCCACCTGGTAAGGACTTTGATAAACTCAAAGGTAAGGATATCTCGTTCACACTTGAATGGACCGAGGATGGCGCAGACGAAGCCACTAAGTCGGACAGACAACTCAAGATCAAGGACAATCATGTTGTTTATAGGATGGACAATAGAAAGTTTCATCCTGTCAATACTGGTGGCGTTGAAGAGTTCTCCCTTCATGCAACCGATAAGACCATGCTAAATGATGCCAAGAAGCTGGTATCAAAGTCATGGAAATGCACCAAGCCGTCCGAGATTGTCGAGAAGATGCTAGACGAGGTTGAGGCCAAAGGCAAGAAGGTTGAGAAGGCTGATCCTGCCAGAGATTACATTGCAGAGAACATCCATCCATTCCAGGTTATTGCCCAACAGTCTAATGTGGCGTTGGCTGATGGCGATCCATCTTTCATTCACTTCATGACCTATCCAGAAGGCAAGGATGGTAAGCCAACCCATCATTTCGAATCATTGAAGTCATTGTGTAAGGGAAAGTCGGTGCAGACTTTCAAGTACTCAGAAACAGGACTGGGCATTGATGGTAATGATGCAAAGGGACATTATGGAACACCCGAGGCCATTCTATCATTTCAGTTTCCATGCGACTGGGACCAACTTGCAGACATTCTAAATGGTATCAACGAGCAGGGTCAGAACAAGAACTCGGGATCATTCCTGGACCAGGCAGTCAAGAAGTTTGGTGGTATGTTTAATGGTGGAGACGCACCAGGTTTCAACATGAAAGAGGGACTATCCAATAAGGAATCAGGTAAAGACAGGGACTCCTGTAACCTGGACGTTGAAACCCACTTACTCAAGAGGCAGGCCCGTATGTCCCTGCTTGAGAGAGACAAGATCGCCTTGCGTATTGTTGTGCCATGGAATCCATTGATGCACGCTGGTAAGATCATTACATTGGAATGGAAGAACAAATACAAAGACGACAAAGATGTGTATGGCCATGGTGACTATCTAATACTAAACATGACCCATACAATCCGTTATGGTGGTTTCTCGACCACAACAATGGATTGTGTATCGCAAACAGTAGGCGGAGGAACGACCTAAACAATGAGCAACCATTATCCTGATAAACCAAAGAGAGTAGCAGGTATTGTTGTCGGTGGACATGACGCCGATCCCGATCCACAGCAGACCTCTAACATGAGGGTTATGCTGCCTTCCTTACATGGACCTGATGTTAATACCGAGGACATGGCGTTCTCTACAATGTCCAATGCACCAACAAACAACGGGCAGCAATCATTCATGGGCGCATTGGACCCAGGATCATTGGTCTATGTTCAAAAGACACTCGGTGAGAACCAGGTTCTAATCGAGGGATTGGCCAATGACCTATTCGGTAAAGACAAGGGTGGCTCCGGCGGCGGTGGTGGCAGTAAGGACCTATTGCAGGGAGACCAATATCAGAAGGCCATCAATACTGAACTCAATATCTTTGTTCCGCCCGAAGTCAAAGAAAAGGATATGGGCGATGGTGTTCGCGTTAAGGCACCAAAGGAAAAGGGTAAGAAGCATAAACATGCCCTGACCCAAGGTCTGCCAACTCACATTGCATTGTTTCCAATGTCTGGTTATAGGGTGCCCCAGGTCAAGAAGGTTCCAACCGCTAACACCAAATATGATAGCATTCCCAAGAAGGACATGCTAGGAAAGCTGCCTGGTGGTATTGGTTCTTTGTCAGGTATGATGAAGGGACTAATGGGCGGCATGGGTAAAGGTGGTGGCGGTGGTGGAGCCGGTGGAGCAGGTGGAGGTGGTTCCGGATCAGGAACATCGTCTCAATCTGGTTCTGGTAGTGCAACCAGTTCGTCAAATGTGAATAATTTTGATCCAACTAAGACTATTATAACTGATGTAAATCAAGTCTCGAATGTGTCGAAAGCAAACACACCAACTGGTCAGGTCCTAAACACAACCACAACAGTTGCGACCATCAAGGAGACTATACAGCAGGTCGATGAAAGCCATTATGATATTCACGATCCCGAATCCTATAAGTTTGGTCGATCCTATGCGCGATACCTGGCTGTTCATGGTCCTAATAAGGGGAAGCTTCCTAGCCGTCTGACGATGGACAGTACACGAGTTGAAACCTCTAATGTGTATTCCGATACGGTATTGAATGAGGCCAACTCCTATTACAAGACCACGACCACAACCGAAAAGACAATCAAGACTGCCAATACCACATTTGAGAACTTCACTGGCACCTATAAGGACTACTACGGCGCCAATACAAATGTGACCCGTATGGATATCATCTATGACAATGTGGACCCCCAGGTTGCCGTTGCATTGGACAATCTATCGGTGCTACTATCCGGTGATGCTGATGGCATTGGTGGTATGTCTATTACATCCGGCAGAGTTCATGAAGAAACCTGGCTGGACAATGCAACCGATCTACTGAGCCAGTGTAAGAATGTTACTGACATTATGTCGGTGATGCATAGAATGATATCGGATGAAAGCCTATTCGGTCAGGATAAACTAGAGCCTGTAACGGTTCAGATAGAAACGGCTGATGGATTAGCCAATACCGTTCTATATGCCAATGGTGATATGCATCTGATCTACTCGGCCAATGCATTGGCTGAAATGTCAAACACCACCAATAACATGCTAAGTTGGGAGCAGAGTCCTTCCGGCACAGGTATGGATGCAAACACAGGTAATGCAAAAGCCGAATACGCCAACTCAAACACTAGCAGCTCCGGTTCCGGAGGAGGCGGCGGAGGAGGTGGAGGTGCTGGCGGAGGCATGGGTGCCTTGGGCCAACTCGGAAATATGTTTGGTAAGTCCGCGCCGATCCTACAGAGCATGATGAAGCGTATGAAGACACCACATGAAAAGGATGCAAAAGCATTGCAAAAGAAAGTCAATCAAAGTGAAGATGCCAAGAACATGTGGAAGCATGTAGAGAAGACGCACGAAGGCGGCAACCCAGTGGCATATGATCTATTCAAGACACTTAGTGGCGGAGGTATGGGATAATGGCTGGCACACAACAGCAGGGTGGACAAGAAAGAGAATCGATTGATATTGGTCCAAAAGAGGACCAGCCTCGTCGTGGCACACCCGAAGAAGATAAGGGATGGGACGGATTTAAGGACATTCGTGGAGAGAAAGACGCCGGCGACTATCCTAACTATTGGTCACACAAGACCCGTTCCGGCCATTCATTCATTATGGATGACTCTGATGGTAAGGAAAGCGTAACGCTTCAGCATCGATCCGGTGCAGCCATTCAGATGCTACCAAATGGCGCTATGAATATGACCACTCACAATGGCCAGTATAATGTCGTGTTTGGTGAGAACCGAGTGACAATCTCGGGTGCCCAGGATATCACGGTCAAGGGTGATGCATCAATGCGCGTCTATGGTGACTACAATATAACGGTCCATGGTAACATGAACACAACGGTCACTGGTGATTATAACATTACAGCCAAGAACCGCAATCAGTTGATCCGTGGTAACATGGACACAATTGCCAAGAATAAGACTGAGAAACTATCAGGCAATAAGACAACCACTGTTCATGGTTCAAGGGCTGATGTGACAAAGAAGACCCACTCGGTGATATCACATTCCGAAACCTTACATCAGGGTGGTGCCACTGGTATGAATGCGGCCGTCAAGGAAGGCGATCATACAACCAACATCGAGAAGGGAAACACCTCTCACTCCAATGATGATGGCACCTATGATCTAAAGGTCAAGAATGCAATCAAGATATTGTCCGAGAGCGGTGCAATGCATATGATCGCACAAGAGGCTGCCAATATCCTATCAAAGCAGGGCAACCTCAACATGAAGGCCGAGCAGGGAGACTTCAATCAGCAGGCTGGTGGTGGTATGAACCAGTTGGCAGGTGGTGATATGAAGATCACGGCCGGCGGTGCAACTCACATGAAGGCCGCGGGTGGGCATCATCATGACGCCCAGCAGACACAGATGCACGAAGATACTGCGCAGCCAGCAAGTGAGGCTGAAAACCCATTGAAGGCCGTTCAATCATTCCTAAAGGGTAAGGGTGGAACATCCGAGCAGGCTGTGGATGATACAGACCACTTCGCGCCTGATCTTCCTCATGGTCCCTAAATAGCAGAAAAGGAATAGAAACTTGGGTGTTGCAAACAAACTCTTCGAACAATTGGCTCCGCCATATTCGGACCTCGACCTGGACTTCTTCAAGCATCCCTATACAAAGGATGTGGCAAAGAAGACAGGTAACGAGGCTATCAAGCGTTCTATTCGCAACCTAATCTTTACTAACTATTATGAGAGGCCGTTTCAGCCATCTATTGGATCATCCGTGACTGCAATGCTCTTTGAGAATGCAACCATGACAACCGAGAACTTTCTGAAAGATGCTATCAGGGCTTGTATAAATAATTTTGAACCAAGGGTGAGACTAGAAGACATTATCATTGACACCGACTATGATCGCAATGGTTTCAATGTCACGCTGAAATACACCATCCTAGCCAGAGAGATTCCTGTGGTTACCACCCTATTCTTGGAGCGTATTAGATAACAATGGCAACAGCAAACACCGCACTTCAGGTTGCAGACCTAGACTTCTTTAGCATCAAAGAAAACCTGAAAGGGTTTTTGAAGAACCAGGATACGTTCTCTGACTATGACTTTGAGGGATCGGGACTACAGGTTCTATTAGACCTACTGGCTTATAACACAGCCTATAATGGCTGGTATCTAAACATGGTGGCCAATGAGTCCTTCCTTGATACCTCCCAAATGCGTAACAACATTCTTTCACACGCAAAGGCCATTAACTATGTGCCTCAGTCGTCCCATGCGGCGATGGCCAAGGTCAACATTCGCGTCTTTCCTTCCTATGCAGAAGACCCATCAGACTCCATTCAACATATCGTCCTTGATAAGTATACCAAATTCTATGGCGTAGACTCCGAGGGCATTCACCGCACCTTCGTAACTGCACACGCAAACGACGCAGTTAAGGTGGCAGGTGTATTCAATTTCGCCAATGTGGTTCTAAAACAGGGAGACGTTATCACCCTACAGTTTAGTGCCACCACAGATAACGAGCAGAGACGCTATGAAATTCCTTCTGCAAATGTGGATGTAAGCACCATTGAGGTCACTGTCCAGGCATCACCCACCAATACATGGACAGATGTTTACACACAGGCAACCGACCTGACCGAGATTAAGGGCACCGATAATGTCTACTTCGTTGAGGAGAATGAAAACCTCAACTACACCATTTACTTTGGTGATAATGTCATTGGTCGGGCACCACAGAATGGCAGCATCATCAATGTGACATACCTTGATGTGGTTGGTTCCAGAGCCAATAACATTTCCAAGTTCTATCCTGTCGATCCTATCGCCAAGAGGTTCACGAATAAGATTGTCGTTACAGCCAAGTCATCCTCTTATGGCGGCACAGACAAGGAAGGTCTGGATCAGATCAGGTTTAGGGCACCCAACTTCTACACGACCCAGAACCGTGCAGTGACCGAGAACGATTATGAAAGCCTTATCCTAAGAGACTATAACAATATCGAGGCTGTATCTGTATGGGGTGGAGAGACAAATGACCCACCTGTTTATGGTAAGGTGTTCATGTCTCTAAAGACCCGCGGTTACTTCACACTGACCGAGTTGGAAAAGGATGTCATCAAGAACGAGTTGATTGCCAACCGTAACGTCATGACCATCATTCCAGAAATCATTGATCCTAACTACTGCTTCATTCAAATCAGAGGATCGGTTACATACAATCCAAGCCTGACAACCAAGTCGGGTAACGAGTTGAAATCCATTGTCAAGCAGGCCATTCTTGATTACAACCAGACCGAGTTGAACACATTCAAGTCGACCTTCAAGAAGTCAAGGCTCCAGTATTACATCGACATTTGCGACAACTCAATCACTGGTTCCGACCTGCATATATTCCTACAGCAGCGCATCCCACTTGAGTTCAAGAAGGTTCGTAAGTATAACATTGACTTTGGTGCACCACTCCGTAAGGGATCGCTGGTCGATAAGCTATTCACCTTTCCTGAAATGGTTGTGGCCGACTCCGATCAGACATTGCGCTCGGTCTACCTGGAAGAAATCCCATCCTCATTCACCGGCGTTGATGCCGTTGACATTACAGATGCAGGTTTCGGATACGAATACATACCAGAGGTAGTCATCACCGGTGATGGTTCAAACGCACAGGCAGAGGCCGTGGTGGTCAATGGTCGTGTTACGAGTATCAATGTCATCAACCCAGGCGTAAACTACACCAGAGCTACCGTTTCTATTATCGGTGGTGGTGGGCAAGGAGCCGGTAAAGGCGTTGCCAAGGCTACTGCTGTTCTGGCTGCACGTTATGGAACATTGAGAGCATACTACTACAGAACAAATGGTGAGAAGGTTATCGTGCTTGACAAGATCGGCACCGTTGACTATGACACTGGTAAGATCGTTCTAAATAACATCACCCCTCTGAATAATGTCGAGAACCCATTCTATGACCGAGAAATCCTGACCATCAGTGTTCCTCCCGAGAGTGAGATTATCCCACCACTCAGAAACAGGATTCTAACGATTGACGCATTGAATGCCCAGTCGATCCTGATTGACATGGTTCCAGAAAGCTAATGGCATCAAATAACAAAACATCCATACTGATATCCTCACAGGTTCCGGCATTCGTTCGGGACCAGCATGAGTTGTTTATTGCGTTCATGGAGTCTTACTATAAGTTCATGGAACAAGAACTTGGTGTTATGGACGAAACGAAGATCATGCATCGTCGTCTTGACATTGACTTCGCAACCGAACAATACAATAATGCAATCAAGCTAAAGACAGACAAGTATCAGTATGTTTCTGCCGACACGACAGATTGGCTGGCTGATACTACACAGATCACAGCCGACATTGGTAAGCTTGTGGTCAAGCCATTATCGGCCCAGAAGATTGCCCATAACGAGAGATTGCTTCAAGAGCTATACGATCAGTATATCAAACTCATTCCTACCAATGTCATTGCAGACAAGGCCGTTATTCTAAAACACGCCAAGGACTTCTATAGGTCCCGTGGCGCAGAGAAGTCGGTACGATTCCTGACTCGCGCATTGTTTGGTAAGGAATCACAGTTCTATTACCCCAAGACAGACGTTCTCAAGGTATCTGATGGTAAATGGTTCATTCAAAAATCCTTGAAGGTGACTGATGTTATCGTTGGATTAGTGGATGCCAATGGCGACATGGATATGATGACCGTTGAGGCCAATGCTGCAGCAGCCGTAAACTTCGTCAAGCATACCGTTCGAGGTGCATTAACAAACGCATCTGCAACTGTTGAAACAACCAATGCATTCTATGAGAGCAACAAGTTCGTCATCGAACTAGAAACAACAAATCAAATCTCCGAGTTCGAAAACGGTGAAGATGTATTCGTTGACTTCGAGGAGAACGGTCTGGTCAAGCGAGTCCAGGCCAGACTCTACTCTGGTATCGTTAACTCGTATCTGATTATCAATCCTGGTGTCGGATACAGGGAAGGTGACTCCATTCCTCTTATACCTACTTCAGAAGGTGGAGAGGGTGCAGAAATCGTTATCAGTAAGGTCACAAAGGGTGGCATCAAAGGAGTTGGTATTACTAAGCAGGGTGCAGGATTCAAAGCCAGCGATCCCATCCTATTCACTGGTGGTGGAGGTGTCGGCGCTAGCGGCGTCGTTATTCAGGTCGACCCAAGCGGTAGAGTTCATCCAAACTCCTATAACATTATTTCTGACACATTGTCAATGGAGGCTAATACGCCTCTGGGTAATGCTGTATATTCAAATCTAAGCGCAGCCAATGCCAATACGGTGATGGCAAATGCCTTTCACTACTGGCAATACTCAAACTGTGGTCCTTTGCTGGCCACTATCACGACCGGCGCCGGATATGGCTATTCGGCGCCGCCGTCAACGGATGTGGCCGCCAATACAATCGTTAGAGGTCTCGGTATACTCGGCAGGCTCGAAATCGTCAACGGTGGAGAGGGATATTCCAATGGTGATATCATTCAGTTTACCAATAAGCCGCAGACATTTGGTTCTGGGGCCGCGGCAAATGTTACAGTTAATGCAACTGGTGCTGTAGTCAAGACCAACTGGGTACAGATACCAGGCGAGTTCATTGGCGGCACAGGATACGTTCAAGAACTATTGCCACACGCTAATGTTATATCATCAACTGGATCGAATGCATATATAAATGTCGCATCTATCATTGGCGACGGTGAAGACTTGTTCTCATTCGCAGACCAGGCCGGCGCTATTCAAGAGCTAACCATTATATCTGGTGGATCAGGATATACTACTGCGCCTATTCTGGACTTTTCAACCCTACAGGGATCAGGGGCCAATGCAAACTGTAAGGTTGTCTCGGGTGTTTATACCTATCCTGGTCGATACATTACAGATGATGGTCATGTTTCCGCATTCAACTTCCTACAGGATCGCGACTACTATCAGAACTATTCTTATGTGGTCCGTGTAAACGAGTCCATCAATAAGTATCGTAAGCCTCTAATGGACCTGACACATCCTATCGGCACCAAGATGTTTGGTGAGTATATGGTGAACCTGCCAGAGACAATGAATGTGACAATCGCCACATCAGATAACACATCATTCCATGCAATGAAGACTGCCAACTATGTGGTTCAGAACTATGCCGCAAGCCCTTTCAGAGTTCTTATGCTGCAAGCCAATGCCAATCCTTACATTTTCCGAGCCATTTACTACGCGAACAATACGGCGAGCAACACATCGTACACTGTTGACAGGTTCAGTATCCAGATTGAGGACACATCCCACAGCTATAAGCCTGGTTCAAATGTGTATCTGAGCTTCATTGATCCACCTGAGGCCAACATTTCAAACGGCAT